GAAGGATATCGTCAACGGTTTCAACAAGCGGTATCCGACGTTCCGTATAGGTATGTCTGACGTAGCAAAATCTATACAGGGCAAGCTGCGCGAACGTATGCAGTCTAAGCCTTCCGCCGGTTTGAATATCGGTCCCCGTGGGTTTGATCGGTGGGAGCGCGAGGTTATGGGTAAGTACGCGGAATAAAAAAGCCCCCTGCGGTTAAGCAGGGGGCAGTTAGACCAACACCAACCAGATTTATTTAAGCTACATACGCCACACGCGCAACCCTCTTATACTTTCTACAATAACGATCTTTATAAGAACTTTCATTTTCAACCGTTTTGTAACCAGCAAAACTTCCCGCTTGGCCCGTGGAGCATCAAGACACGGAACGAAGAACGAAGTTCCGCGTTTAAACGCCTTCCAGTTTATGTCGTAGTTAACTCCTTCCACCTGCATCGGTGGTCTCCGCAGGCATGAACTTTTTCATATCTATAAAGTCATCGTGAGTAGTGTCAAATACCAGCGTATGCACGTTGGTGGACATCAACCTAGTCCCCTTACCCATGCGCTTATCATCAGTTTTAAGCAGCAGCCCCCTGCGCTTTAGCGCCCGTGTCAAATCTTGGTAGTTGTGCTGTAGCTTGATGCAGTCCTGCTTAAACACCTTGGATACGATGTACATAAGGTTAGTATCGGGCTCATACCGGATAATAAGATCACCCTTCGGCTCCTGCGCGGGCATAGGCATAAGCCCAGACCGCAAGTCCTCTTTATCGTTGATTACCAGCATGTTGTGGTAGTGGCGGTTCATAAAGTCGCCAAAGATACCCAGTTCGTCGCTCAACGGGGGCACGACCTGTGTGCGTATATCTTCCACCATGCGGCAGGCCCAGTCGTAGATGGCCTCCAAATTCCAGTCCAGAAGCCCCAGCTGCTTGGCAATAACGCCGCCAGTAAGGTTAGCAGCCAGCAGCGAAGACCAGAACCGTTCGCGCTGCGTAAGTTTAAGCCGCTGATCCACCGCTGACTGCGTCTTAAGCACAGATTTGTAGACCTGATCCCGGTTCTTCACGAGGTAATCTGCGTAGATAGCCCCGGCGTGGCCGTAGTTCTCCATTAACTGCCTATCAAACATCTCCTTGGCGAAGGCAGGGTCCAAGGCCCCTGAGTAATCAATCTTGTACTCGACGATACGCATCATCTCGCCGTCAGGCTCGCCCTTGTTACCCAGCAGTTTTTCGTACAGGGAGGCGTTGGAGCTAGTCAAAGCGATCAGCTGCCATGTCGTAGCGTTGTGCCGCAGTTCGTTCGAAGACCCCTTCATGCGCTCCTTGGCACGCCCCTGTGGGATAGAATAGGCGAGGTCGGATATCTTGTCCGGGGCCATATTGGTGATTTCGTCAATGGTAGGCGGCAGATGCCGCAAGGTGCCAATGATCTGCATACGGGAGTTCTGGGTGTCTTCCTTGCTTAGCAGAAGATTATGGGGGTGGCCGTACACGCTGTTGCACATATGCAGGATGGTAGTCTTACCCGTACCGGAACGTGGGTGGATAAGGTTCAGCAAAACGCCACTTTGCCCTGTAAACTTCAGGAGGGGGGAGCCAAAAGCAGACAAAGCTGCAAAGGCATGGGGCTCCAGACCCGGCTTACCGTAGAGGTTAAACACCTCTTTCCACTTATCCAGCGTACCTGCGGGCTCCATTTTGTCAGCCAAGGCCCGTGTAGTAGACGACGGTGGACTATAGAACGTCCCGTCTGCGCCGATTTCTTTCTCTCCGATAATGAACTTGCTGTCATTATCTACCCAACCAAACTGCATACGCATCTGTTCCGCCTTACCTCTGTGTTGCATACTGTTAATTGACGCAATTACGTAATCTATAACCATAGTGAATTGTTTAGTAGGGCACACCACACCCCGTGCGGCCAATACGCCGCCTAGCTCATTACGCTCCATTACTTCCCGGTTTGATACTGTGAACTCCCTAACGCCGTCGCAGGGGGTATGCAGCCGCATGACGACCACATCTCCTATGACCGGGTCTTCCATACGCTTAACGACGTATAGGTCGTTGTGGTACACGAGAACCGGCTCAGCTTCCTGATCCTGCTTGATAAGGTATACGCCGCCGTTTACCCCCCGTGCGTACGGCTTGGGGTATTTAGGTATGTTGTAAGTCTTGGGTTGCGCACCGTCTTCCGTGTCTTCGACAATTACGTTGCCAGCGCCTTTGGCTTCCGCCAGCTCCCTGCCGAGCAGGATGGGTCCGGTTATCTTGCCTTTGAACGGACAGCCCTTGCAGCCGCCGGGGTTATGCTTTTCGAACACAACGCAGGAGTGTGGACCGGCAATGTGGTTCGTTTTCTGCTCAGTCTTGGTAGGGTCGTAGTCGGGGTGGCCCTCTGACAGCGTATGTATAGCTGTATCTTTATCCACGCAGAACTTAGCTACAGACAAAGCGTCGAACCAGCGGTTCTCTGACAGCGTGGCGCGGTTCTCGTAACAGTCCCATAGCTGCTGACAGCCTTCGCCCCTACCGCTGCGGCGCATAATCTTGGCAAAGTTGTTGCTAATGTTCTCCTGCTGGGACTTAGCAAACTCGCTAACCTCACGATCCGGAGGCGTAGCTAGCGACGGTTCTTTTTCCTTAACACCCAAAAGCGTCCTGAACGCATCGTACTCTATCGGGCCAGCTTCGCTTAGCACCGTCACTTCGGTAGGTGGGTCGTCCTTGAAGTTCAGGGTGCCCGGGATGCGCAGGACGCGGGCTACTTCAAAGACTGCCGGGTCAACATACAGCTCATGCGTATTGCACAGCTCCCGCAGCCGATCAGCTACGGGCTCCCATTGTTCGCGGGTGACTTCTTCGGTAAGCGGCCAGTATACGTGTAGACCGCGCCCCGAGTTGACGAGAACCGGCTTAGGCAAACCGACAAGTTTACAGAACCGCTTTAACTCCCCTAGTCCTGTAGCTTGGTCGATATACCCCTCGGGTCTACCGGTCTTCTCGTCAACTCGGGCCTTGGCCTCCCCACAATCTATGTCCAGCCAGAACGCCTTAATAGACTTGACGTTGGCCTTAGTGCGGCCTTCGTCTGTACTGTACTTAGCGACACCGAAGAACACATTCCGGCCTTGTGCCATGTAGTCGGTGGCTAGCTGGTCTACTTCTTCGCGTGTAGCCACAAGCTTCTGGCGTACATCCCCCTTACCTTTGATACCAATAACGGCAAACCATCCCTCGGCGGGCTGCACGGCGTTGAGGAGATCAAATCGGGACATGGGTGCTCGTTCGGAAGCTTGCACTTCCGGCCACTAGGGGGTTTGTACTGCGTCGTTATTTCGGGCTTGTAAGACTGTTATAATAGGCCAAGACCTGACGCCCTATTGCTGGCTTCGGGTTATGCGACCCACTAAACCAATTATAGACCGTTTGCCTACTAACGCCTAGCTTGGCAGCGACTTGAGTTACCGGGATATTGTTTTTCATACAAACCCGCCCAAGCCGCACACCAAGAAGTTGCGCGTTTGCCTTTTTATTTAGGTCTATTAGCCGTGCGCTGTAGCCGTAGATCATAATTAATCGTCACTACCCCATGCACTAACCACGTCAGAGATGTCCTTCTTGGGCGCGGGGGGTGTTTCCTGCTTTTTGGACTGACGCTTGGTAGGTTCTTTAGTGACCGCTTCCTCTTCTACGACAGCTGTTTTGGCTTCGATAGCGGGAGGCTGCTTCTTAACACCATCCGTCTGCGCCACTGTCAGCGTGACATACGCCTTAGTTTCAGGGCGCTTCTGCGCTTCCCGGACCATCAGGTATTCGTCGTCGGTAGTAAGCCGCTTAGGCGAGAACTGAAGCTCCATAGTGTCGGCGTTGGGGTTGAAGCTGATGGTAGTAACCACGTTGTCGATAAGCGCGTTGTTGGCGCTAAGGAACTTGCGGTATCCTTCATACGGATGCAAGTTACCCGCACCCGTGCCAAACAGCGACTTAGCCGGAATGTTAAACTGGTACACGTCGCCAGTAGGATCACCCGCCAGAAGCACTGCGACGCGGCGCTGGTAGCGGCAAGCACGGCCACCACTCTCACCAGAACCCTTAACATTCTGGGGGCAGGTCATGCAGCTTGTGCTCTGCTTATTTTCCGCAGCAGCTTCTGGCGCATCGCCACGGTTAGACCAGCAGTCAGGGAGGGTCGCTTCCTTGTTGGGGTCGTACTTATCCTTGTAAAAAGTACGGGAAACTTCGGGCAGAGAGTTGATGATAATAACGTCAATCTCACCGCGAACGGCATTGCCGATCTGCTCGCCATTAACAAGGCGCTTGAACGTACCGGTGTTGTTTGCCTGAATACGCCGGTAATTACTATTACCCATAGAAGACTTGGCGAAGTCGCTAACGTCGCGCTGTACGTTTACCGAAACGCTGGTCTGGTCTTTGAAGATAGCTAGATTAGTAGAAGTCATAGTATTTCCTTACTTGGCTGTAGGTTTGCGGACTTTGATCGTATACCGGCTGTCTGCCTGAAGTCCGATAGGCAGTGTGTCGGGGTTCTCGTCTAAAAATTGTTTCATGTTCCCGTTGTGGATGCGGCGCTCCAGTAGCTGCGGGGCATCGTGTTCCTTAATGAAGTCGTACATTTGTTCCCAATCGCTAGCCCAGTAGCGGGTAGAGACAGTGCGGGATACGGTACCGGCAGGGGTCTTCAGGCTATCCAAGTTCTGTTCGTTACAGATATTGAGCAGATGCTGGCTGACGATATCCCGTTCCTCTTCCAGCTTCTTAACTTTGGACTCGTGCTCTTCTTCAAGCTGTTCGATGGCGTTGCGTATCTTGATATAAATTTTGACCATCTCCTCGACGGTCTGGGTAGGCTGTGTAGTGTCGGTCATGGTTGCTCCTTGTGACCCGATAACCTACGCCTGTATTTGACAAAGTCAAGCGTCGTCCGCAATTTCTTTGTAGTACAGGTCGATTATTTTTTCGTGGTTGTTTATGTTAGCCCGGAGCATCCGGTACAGCTTATCTTCTATCTCACTACCCTTGATGTGCACAATAGTCATCGGGTTGTGCTGGC